GAAGGGAAGTGTAGCCACCAGGCTACTTCGCGCAGTGAGCGGCTCCGGTTTCGATCCGGAAGTCAACCAACCTAGCAGAATACAGATACTGCGGCCATTCTACCACCTGAGCGAGGAATCGCGCTCAGATCAGGCGGGGGGCATTGCCCTCATCATCGTCATGATGCTTGCGCCGGTGGATGCAACTTTCTCGACAATATCAATGACGCCAGGCAACTGGCGATTGGCTGCCGCAACGTGCTTTTCCCAAGCAACATCGGAGGAAACTCCGTGATGCGAGTGTGAAGACACGGCGGGATTAGAAATGTCAAAGCGCACCCGCCACTCAATCGTGACGAGAAGGGACAACGGAGTGTGCTCCGGGTTGTAGATCACCATAGGTGCCCAACCCTCAGGATCAAGATTACCATTAGTCACCGACCACGGACCGGGCGTCGTGCCGGCGTGGTTAGTAGATCCAGGCATTTCGAAGAGTTTGCGGAAATCGCTGACGTCGTTCATTGACAATGGGTGTGAATCCATCTGAACGCCGCGCAGGACGATCTTTCCTGCCGACATAAGGCGCGGGCGCATATATGAGAGAAACGTGTTCTCAATGTCATCCCACGTCCGTTGCGTCCCCTTGATGTCCAAACGCACAGGGCAAACGGCAGCGGCCAGTTGGCCATGCGCTGTTGCTAATGCGGAGGTACCAAGGACTTGAACGGAAATGGCAGCAGGACACAAGGTACCGCCACCAGCATAGTCATCGGTGGATGGGGCCACGGGTGGTTCCATGCCATGAAAACTAGTGGCGTTAGCGGTGCCGATAATTCCCGTTCCCTCTTCGGTGAGCGCACAAACGTTGGACCAAAGCTTGCGTCCCTCGCTTGTGTTCCCTGTCTCCCTTGCGAACGTGCAGACGAGAGCGAGTCTCGAAGTGGTGTTGATGAGTTTGGTCGTGCGAACGACCGTGTAGGCTCCAACGGCACGTGGAAGGGCGGCGTGGGCAGAGTTGAAGGCATCCCAGCAGCCAGTGGGCAGTTTGGAGAGGAAAGTCTTTGCGAGTCCCCCTCCGAACGCCTTGGCGACTGATTTGCCAGTACCCTGCGCCTGGACTTGATCGGCAGTAGAACGGCGTCCGCCGCCACTGCTTTTCTTCTTCTTGGTGATGGATTTCTTGACCTTGCGATACATTCCATTTGCCATATCACCTAATCTGGCGACTGCTCGTATTGCAGTGGGTGTTACTCAGTCAGTGCAACGTCCGGGCGTATGCCGAACGCGGTCGGAGGTTAAGGGCCTCAAACCTTGGGTAAGGTTCCCGCTACTGCGGGTGAATTCTCCGTTCTGACCAATCGGGGGTGTCTCCCCTACTACAGCGGATTGAGCGGCCGTTACCCCGCTCCTTCACCATTTCCACCTGGCCGCTGCCGCCCTGGAGGGCGTCTGCAACTTATGCACCCCGTCGGGACTACGGAACGCAACATCCACCGGACACTCGAGACTAACCCGAAGGTGTTCACAAGAGTGCCGGCTTCATCCTACTTTAGCCAGTTGTATCTCCCCATTACGCGACGCCCCCAAACGCCGCAACCTCCGCCGAAGGGCGGGGAGTGCTCTCACCGTTAGGCCCGCTACGGCCACCAGGCTCTTCACCATATGCACATGGCTACTGAGGTATAAGGTTGGACAGGGTGGTAGGATCCGCCTACTTGAGTTCGAAGAAGGTTGGCTCGCCAAAATGGCTGCCTCCATCGAAGTCTCCCAAGCACCGGCACCCCGTGAGGGCAAAGCGTGTAAAGCCCCCAGTCCATTCAACAATGCAAACCGTCCGCACTCCTTGTTTCCACGAGCCTTTTGCCGTAGCGACCGCTTCGGCTCTGTGGTAGTTTGCATTGCGGGGGCGCGAGGCCATCGTTTATCCCCCAAGAAAAAGCGGTACTTACGTCGAACAGCTAAGTGACATGCAAAAGATGCGCACGCGGCGCAGTGTGGCCTAGGCCACCCAGGCTTTCGGAAGCAAAGACCGTAGCTCGTCCCCACTCATAAGAAGAGTGGTGATGGCCGAGCCTGTGGCGTACTCGATCGGCGTGTATGGACCCGCAGCGACCGTGGCAAGCCTCATCATTGCTTCAGAACTCACGCATTCTGTCTTGGTCGTTTCGACCTCCTCCTCAACATCGACATTGCCATGCCGTTGCAAAGAGACGAACTTCCTGCAGTCCTCCGTAAGCTTCGTCGGAGCGACGTCGTTGTCGTCGTTCATGGCGTTGAAAAACGCAACCATGATGGGATTGCCTTGAAATTGCTCTGCCATCACGGTCGCGTAGACCTTGTTGTTAAACTTCGC